TTCAAGAAGGTTGCCGTTCCTCGTTCCAACAGCGCACCCTCAGCTACGATGGCTAGAGCGGCAGCTGTGGCTGGTAACAGGAATGCGTTCAAAAATATGACTGGATACAATCTGACAAATAATTTGAGAAACAAGATTGTTAAAGCGAAGAGTAAGAAAGTAAAGTAATGTTAGAGGGACACGAAATTGCTACTCTGGCTAAAGAAGTATACACACTCGGACCTGGGTTTTCCGAACGTGTATACCACAATGGTATGGAAGTCTTACTTCGTAAGATGGGTATTCCTTATGAAACTGAACGTATAGTTACAATTCCTTTCAAGGATCATGTAATTGGAAACTTAAGAATTGATATGATACTTAATAATGAGATCATATTAGAGTTTAAAACTATTAGAACTCTCAGTGAACAGAATGAGATTCAGGCTCGTAACTACTTGAATCTGACTGGTTTGAAGAAGGCGTATCTGATAAACTTTCCCCCGTTTCCGGATCGTGATGTAGAGATTCGTTGTGTTGTATCCACACCATGAAAGGTAGAACCTTCGCTAACATTTTATAAAACTCTCTAGACTCGTCATGGTACTTCTTTGGGTCCTTGAGACCTTCCGTCAAAAGCTCACGGGCTCTCTGTAGATGATACTCAGCTTCTTCTACACAGAACTTTTCGTACTCATTCATTAATCGAAGAAGTACCAACTTCTTTAAGTTTCGGAGTACACATTGGACATGTGTGAAGGCGTGGAAAGCATAGGGATGTACACACGAAGTGATCACATTTCCTAAACTTCACACACTTCCTAACTTCTAGACAAACTGGGCATTCCATATCATCCTTAAATTCTAAGGTCTGATTCTTGAATCTCCAAAAGCAACTCGTACATACTTTCAGTCCGGGTTTAACCTTTTTGAAACACACATCATAGTTTGGGCAGTTCATATGGAAATAAAGACTATCACATCTTTAAACTCAGATTGTAGCGATAAACTCCCAGTGTAGATCTTCACAAATCTTTTTCCAGATTTGGTCTTGGGCGTATAGCTTACTTTTAGACTTGAGAAGTGGGAAATACTGAAGGTATTCATCTTCGTCCAGGAGTTCACAAAACTTATAGAGTACGTAGGAATACGATAGAAAGTTTTTCCTATCAGTTGGACAATTCTTATCGAATGGTTTTTGAATATCTTTGAACATTATACGTAACCTCTCCTCCAATTCTTGGGGCATCGAAGGGGCTTTGATACCGTTAAGAATATTCGTGATATATGGTACATGTTCGTAGTACTTGTTAAGTCTCAACTTCTTTAGGAGACCTCTAATCTTTGCATGTGTAATCTCATCCAACTTTTGAATCTTCATTTTTTTGAGTTCTGTCCTCAACTGATCCATGACTTCTGGGGGTATCGTTGTCATTTCTTGTGCCTGAAATTGACTCAACCATTCATTGAAATGGTTCTCCCTCTTGTAACTATAGTTTATGATCTTCTCGGAAGTCTCTTGTTCTTCCTTATACGTTAATTCTTCGCTAATTAGGGTTGCTAAAATCAAACCACACGCATCACAAACCAACTCACTCGTATCTTGAATATGAATAACATTACTATAGGAACAAGTTGGACATTCATCTATTCTATTATATTCAATTGGTCTCGCGAGATTCTGTTTTTCAACTTCTATCAAGTACTCGTTGAAAATATCTTTCCTCTTTAGACCTACAGTCTCCTTTACGTTAAATACGTTATCCGTGTTGATCTCGTCTTCTGTCGTATCAGAATACAGATTCATATATGGCATGCAACTAATAATATAATCTGACATCTCACTCTGATATTTCTTCTTATTCTCGGGGTCATCCTTAATAAGAGTTGTCCAATGATCAATTTTATTTTCATACCTACTTAAAAAGTTGCCCTCCATTATAGTTAAGAATGTTGTTCAAACTTTTAAGTACCCTTATATATCTTTATAAACAATTAACGACACCAAGTGATTATAGCATTATATCGGAGGAACTTGAGTATAAAATTGATCATGACATGAAATATAAGATTGAAGATGAATTTTGGGAACAAGAGGCCAGGTCGTGGGAGGATGGTATTTTAGACGAGTACCACTGTTATGCAACTAACAAACCCTTTAGAAACACAATCGTTCCTCAAAATGTGAACAACCTTATTCTTCGTGTAAAGTATTATTACGATGGAAAAGTTTACAAGGCTATCACACAAGATATTAACTTTGTACCAGGAAAATGTGAACAGGACAATATGATCTTTAGCATTCCTCTGCGACATGCATGGATTGTTGATCATGACGATAAACCGCAGGTGGACATCACAGAGAAGGTTAAGCGTTATGCTGGCCCTAGAAACGATTTTCATGGTCAGAAGGTACGTCTAGAAGACTTTTTGTACTACACCAGGAAAACCCTTGAGACGAGGTTCCCAAAAATTATGCTTACCAATTCATTAGGTATGAAAAAAGTTGTTTTAACAACCCAAAATTCTACGGACGATCTCCGTATTCCTTAATCATCAGACACCTTTGTCGCGAGATAAAACTTCACTTCTCCCAGGTTTGCTACATTGTATTTTAGAATTAGGAATCTGTTACCCTCCTCCTGCATGATTTGCACAGACGCACACATACTCGTCGCCTTTGTAAAGATATTCAGGTACTTCAGGCTGTAAAGACCCTTGATCTCTGGGCTATCATCGGGGCATTCAATACATGTCTCCTGGTTTGCAAAGTCGCCTTCACACCGGAGCCGAAGTTCTTTACCAATCCTAGTAATTTCAATTTCAATACCAATATTTGACATGTCTCTACAAAGTCTCTGAAAGTCTGCAGATGGTAGGATGGTGTTACTCGTCATGGTAACATCTGGGACTTCAATACGACTCTCGTTGATGTCCAGGAGTTTGAGTTGAAACTTTGTACTCGTTTTCTTCGAATCACTCGTAATCTCAATATCCATGTATTCTTTGGAGTTGATTTCAATTGTGAGAACATCATTGTTTGTGATGGTCTTTAGAAGTTTGAAAGTGTTTGATATGTTAATACCAGCGATAATTTCTTCCTGGTCACAATGATACTCCTCAAAGTTGTCGGCAGCGAGGAACATATCAATTAGAGATGTCCTCGCCGTATCTAGGGTGACGATGTACATACCCTGTGGGCGAAAGTAGATATTCACATCATTTAGAATATCTTTGAGTACTTCAAACGTTGATTTGATAGCAGATGCCTGAATCGTTACCAATTTCATATTACTAAATATTCTGCGTTTTATCTTTAATTAGTTTGGTCTGAATAGGCGACTCCTTTACTCACATCCCTACTAATCTTTTCCTCGAGTTCCCGTGTCATGGCTGGCTGTAAGGACTGACCGTAGGAATCCAGGGAGAACATCTCAGACTCATTTTCATCATTATCGAGGGTCGTCATGGAACAGGATCCACCGAAGCCCCAGTTACCAATTTCCTTATTGGGGAGGAGGGAGTCCAGCCAGTTTTTTATTTCACCACCTACGAGAACTTTACCATTCTTGGTGAGCATGGTGGGGACTCGTGTTATTTTGTTTTTGTACGCAGGTGGAATACCCTGAGTGTTTATGTTGTGATAACCAACAAGCTGCTTCAACTGTGGTTGTCTGTTTACGTAGTCAATAACTTCCATAGAGTGTTTGCATCTGGGGCTATATATCAGTAGAGACATCTAATATGTATAGGGGTATTTTGTAAAAAAAAATTAACGCATAGTAGTAAAGATGATGAACTGGTCTTTGACAATTGTTCTTATTGCCATTGTCCTGCTACTCACGGTTCGTCGTGAGCCATTCACGGAAATATTTGGATTTTCAGGACACACTAAACCAACTGGTCGTATTCGTTTGGATGATACCAAGCCCGACCTATCTGGGTATCGCCAGGCGGAAGCCAGTGTTGATAACGACATGATGCAAGAGTTTGTCCTTCAAACCAACAAGGAGATCGCTAAGCGCACTGGCCTTTGCACATACATTATCGAGACGATCAATGTCCAAAAGTATGTCGGTGAAGACAAGGAGATCTATGAGTGTGTATTCATGACTGTGAAAAACAATGGATTCTCCTTCGGTTTTACAGTCGCGGCTTATTTTGAGGTCGTAAACGGAAACGTGAAGTTGACCTCTCTCCGCACACAACCACTCGGAGCCGAGTCGGCATCTGAAATCGCACCTTTCGTGGACGGTGCTTCAGGTAAGGATTTCGTAAAATACGATCTTGTTAAGGAGAAGGCTACACCCACCCTCGGTGAGTTAGAAATGGCTAAAAATAAATTGCAGTAATTGTAATGATCAGCATCCATGATGTAACACGGATTGATGAAAAGAGAAAGCAGATCAAGAAGGAAATATACAAACGAATATACGAACAGTTTTCTCGCAAAATAAAACAATGTGTTGAACTCGGTCACAAGCAGGTATTTTTGACAGTACCCGCATTTGTCGTTGGGTGTCCGACGTTTGATAGATCGGCAGCAGCGCGGTATGTGGCACGACAATTTAAGCTGGGTGGATTTGATGTGAGACTCATAAGTGAATATGACATTTATGTGTCATGGGTGGTACCCAAAAAGACTAAAGATAAGAGTGTTGAATCGGAAGAACCAGACTTCCCAGACCTCATGAACTTGAAGAAGATGGCTGATAAGTACAGGAGAAGTGCGTAGGAAGTAAGTAATAAAAAAAACACTCAATGATAAATGGACAATCTTAATGTATTAGTAGAAGCTAAGAAGGAGTACCTTGGTCAACTTTGCCTCATTATGTGTCCAGTTATGATTGACGTTTTTCAGGACATGTACAAAGAAGCTGTCACACTTTCTAAGGGAAAGAAGCCTCTTGTTATGTTTCAGAAGCTCCTAAAGGAAGTTCCCAACTGGTCTAACCAGATGTCTGCTAACCACACCAGCAATATCGCGGATCGTTGTGCTTGGTTCAATGACCTTCTGGCGGCAGTCTTTGTCGCTTGTACTAAGATTCTTTCCGCTGTTCGCCTAAAGTCTGACAATAAGAAGATTAGTCTCAAACTTCCAACTAATGAGGTATTTATTCAAACCTGCTACAACAACTGCGCTAAAGATCTATACCGTGATCCTTACGTGTTCCACGAGGAACAGAGTGAATACATGAGGGATGATCAGCTTACTCAACGTTTCTGTACAGCCATTGAGAGCACAGTGAAGGAGCTTATCCCAGTTCAACAGATTCTTCAGACCTACATGTCGCAGGAGACACGTGATATTGACCTTGATGGTGAGGTTCAAGACACTGAGGACCCCGATGTGTTTGATGGCCCAGAGGAGGTGCCAGAGGCGATGCCAGAGGCGATGCCAGAGGCGGAACCCCTCCCCGAAAACGAACCTATGATGGGTGGGGAGGAACAGGTTCAACCCACTGGTCTAGAGAACGAGTTCAAGACTGTCCCGGGTGTTCAGGCTCCAGAGCCTGAGTTAGAACAGGAACCATTGGGAGAGCCTGAGCCAACTTTTGGGGCTCCACCTCCTCCTCAGGCCACCGAAGAGGAGGATGATGGTGTTCTTTTCGGCGACGCACCTGATCAGCGTGTAAAAAAAACTGCGTATAATTAAATGGAGTTATCCGACTATCTCAGAGATCCGATGAGCGCCGCACTCATCGCCGCGGCCATCACCGCTGGTTACATTCATGTCAAGGCTCAACTGAACAATGAGGGTAAGCTGGAACTCAACAAGTATACCAAGCCAGCTGCCCTAAATGCTATTCTCGTATTCTTCATAGTGTCTAACGGTGTTGGACAACGTGAGACTATTTCTAATGAACCTTTTTAAACTTAAAGATTACAGGTATAATATAAGAAAATGGCTTCTGTCACTGCGTTTAATGACATGCTCTCCCAATTTCTTGTGGAATTGCACAAGACTTTTCCAGAGGAAAAAGGCATCAAGAAGATGACTACATCTTTTGAGGTGATTAAACAGACTAACCCACGTATGATTGTGGATGGTTTTATGAAGGGTGTGAGTCCTTATGCGGATAAGATTTCTGGTAAGGATGAGTCCTTCCTCCTAGAGGAGATTGAGACTATTGATTTCCTTAAGGACCTCAACATCAAGAGTTACTGGTCTCGTATGAGTGAGGGTACGAAGGCTGCGACCTGGCAGTACCTCCAGACTCTCTACATGCTTGGAACGACGATTAATTCCATTCCAGCTGATACACTCTCCCAAATTGAGAGCATCGCGAAGGGTGTCGCGGACAAGATGCAGACTGACGGTGGTGAACTTGACCAGGATGCACTCATGAAGATGATGGGCAGTATGCTTGGTGGTATGAACAAAATTTAAACCTCATAGTATATTAAATGAAGGCGTGGTTTGACGATCCTCAGCAACTCTTTAGATCTGACCAGGTTTTACAATTCTGGCCGAACAATGAACAAACTCCAGAAGACCGAATTAATGCTTCCTCTCGTTTTGTAATTTATGCATGCTGCATCATTTATTTAACTCGTCGCGATCCAAGGATATTTGTCCTTGGTAGCACTATTTTAGGTGTCCTTTATGTTATGTATAAGTCTAAGATGGTGAAGGAGGGGTATGGTTTCAGTGTAAGTGGTGATGGACGGGGATGTCAAATGCCCACTATGGACAATCCTATGGGTAATGTACTCATGACGGATTACACCGATGCCCCAAACCGTTTAGAAGCCTGTTATTACCCAACGGTGAAGCCATTTGTTAAGTCGTATTTAGACGATCGCATTCCATATGACGCTGGTAGATCTCGTTCAGCTCTCCCAGAGAGGCAACGCGCCGCGGCTGCTCGTCAGTTTGTGACTGCTCCAGTCTCTAGTATACCAGGCGACCAGACTGCTTTTGCGGAATGGTGCTATGGATCCAAGAATAGTCGCAATTGCCGAACCAATCCAGAAATGTGCAGCCCGGATGCCAGGGGTGTTCAGTTAGAGGCTTTTGGGGGTCTTGACCCTGCCGGTGATAGCCGAGTTTCTCATCGGGGACACGGAATCGGTCCATCTTAAATATAAATATTCTCATGTAATAATAAATATGGCATACCAATTACAACCTGGTCTTGCAATAGTTCAAAATGCGGGCGCTCTTCCATCTGTGAAGGCCACTGAAGAGGTTTTTGTTTATCCTCAGCCCAGTACCCTTAACTACTGCTGTCGTCCAAATACTATGCTCTACGGAACTGCTCCCTACATGGCCGGAAAGGGTTCTCCAGCGCAATTCATAGATGTGAGTGATCAACTTCGTCCACAATCCACCACTCGTTTCAACAAGGTTATCGTACCAACTTATGAACGTAACCTATTCCCACTCGCCAACATGGAGTGTAAGGTACCCCTCCGTTCTATCGGTTATGAGCCAATGAGTACTCGCGCGGAACTCCAGAACGGCCTCTTTCACCAAAGATACGCTAATAAAAATGTTACTAAAAAATAAGAATGGCGGATCCCATTTCACTTGCAGCTGTCGCTGGTTTGATTTTTGCTGGTAGATCTTTGAGTACCAAGTCTGTACCAGAACCAGTTCAGCAAACAATGCCACAAGAACCCCAGATTACTTATGAGAATGATTTCCCTGAATTTATTGAACGTGAATTTGAACCACGTGTAGAAGTCCCCCAAAAGAGAGAAATGGAAAGCTTCGCTGATATCTCCCTGCAACAGAGGAGTGGTGGCCAAGAGATCCTGAACATGAGAAACCGTATGTATGATACCGGTCGTATGAACAACCTTTCCCCAATCGAGAAGCAGATGGTCGGCCCAGGCCTCGGTGTTGGTTCTGATACTCCAGCGAGTGGTGGTTTCCAACAAATGTTCCGTGTGAATCCTATCAACGTGGGTGAGTATAAGCTCACTACACTTCCAGGGCGATCCGGTCCAGCCGCGGATACCACTGGTGGTCGCTCGGCTCTCGTGGGTCAGTTGACCCATAACAAGCCTGAGACTACCGCGCACCTTCCTTCGCGTCTCCCAGCGATGCCTGGTCGTGCTCAGGGTATGTCTGGTGCGGTACCCAGAGCGAGTCATCAGAAGACGATGAGAACAACCAACCGTTCCGAAACTGGTCACAGAGCAGATGGTTTGGGTTTCAACGGTGCGAAGCGTTTCGTATCGGCTCAGACCATGTCGCAGGATCCTACCCGCTTCAAGAGTGACCGCAATGACCAACAATTTGCTCACTACAGCCATGCGGCTCCAGGTATTACCAACTTCACTGGTGCGTATGCGACCAGTGCGGCTGCTCAGATTACTACGAAGAACAACG